GTCAAAGTACTACCAAGATTAGACATATTTTGTCCAAATCTAGTCATAGATTTTTCTACCTTCCCTAACTCTTTATCAAGATTAGTGGTATCAATACCTAGCTTTAAAAGTAGTTTACCTATTGCCATTTATGCTTCTTTATCCCATTTGTCAAATATTGTTTTGTCATTATTTGTCAAACTTCTTTTAGTTTCTTTTTTCGTAGGATTTTCCCAGGCGAATTGAATTAAATCATTAGGTTTTAAACTTTTGCCTTTTTCGGTATATACATTTAAAAGACAAGTTGTCTGCCATCTTATTCGTTCCCATTCTATTTCATGCTGACTTTGTAAATGATTATTAAAGCCTTGCATAGCCATAACAACCTCTCTAAAACTCATTTCATTGTATTGCGAAGGAGGAAATCTTAAAACTCCGAAACAAAAGCGTTCGATGTATTCAAGGGTAAGCTCTCCGCCTTCGCCACTACGTTTTTTTGTGTCTCATCTTCAGGAGGTGAAATCTCGTTTGAAATCATTTCCATTATTCGCGTTATACCTCCCATGTCTGTATCAACCAAATCGCAAAAAGATTGTAAATCGTAGGGACATTTTTCGCCTTTAGCTTTGTACCCCTGTTGTACTCCTGCAAAAGCAAGCTCAAGAGCTAAAAGAAGATCTTCGCCAAGTAGGGAAAGGTCACTAAGTTTTAGTTTCCTTTCCCTTAAAAATGTACCTAAAACGAACATACCAAATTTAATTGGAATGTCCGCATTAGCTATTTTTATTGTTTTCATTTTAGGTAATTTTTAAAATTATGCTTTAGTAGTTTTCACAATCGCTCCTGTAACCTCAAATGATGCTGAATAGCTTACATTCTCTTCCACGCCAGCGTTTAAGTCTAATGATGTACAAATGGCACTCATTGTGTAAACATTATCGCCTACCACGTCTGTAGTAAACTTAATCGTTAATGCAGTACCTGCTACGAGATCGGTAAACAAATCATCAAACAAATAATTTGTTGAAGCATCGCCCGGGCCTGCATATAACGCCTCCGTAGATAGTGTTCCCGAAAGTTGTCCTTTCTTTACTTCTCTCCATCCTCCAGCTGCAGAATCCTTTGTAAGAATTTCACGCATTGCAGATGAAATGTTCATTTGGCAAGATGTGGCGTAACCAATGGCTACAGCATCTTTATAAAGCCTCATTAACGTACCGTTTATAATTCCAGTAGTTGGCATGGTTATTTATTTTTTGGTTTAGTAATATTTTCTTCTTCTTCTTTTTGGAAATATTCCGCAGGAACAGGAATTGGAACGTAAACAGGTTCTTGTTTTACTTCTTCTTTTTTAGGCATATCTTCCACTACAAAATCATCATCAAGTAACTCAGCTATCCCATCATTAATCATTTGTTCACCATATTCCGAAAGAAAAACGCCAGTATTACCCGCTAATTTTCCATTCCACTCTTTTAAAAGTCTTAGTTTCATCTTTTCATTTTTATCATAAAATCAATGCTGACCCAATAAACAGAAAGTTCTGCATTAAATACCTGTGAGCTTTGCCTAACATATTTTATTGTTTGCACTTCAATACCCTCAAGTGTACCAACAAATCTGTCTAATCTATTTCTTATTAAATTAGATAGGTTTTGCGTAGTGTCGTAATTTTGGGTATATACATCAATTTGCAAATCTATTTCTTCTAAATTACTTTGTCCGTCTTTAAAATCAACTGGATTTGAATCAATAATAGAATAAACAATAAAAGGATAGTCAACATTTTGAGGCGTAATATCTGGGTAGATATTAGTGCTAATAATGGCAGTAATATTTGAGGCAGTTGACAGTCTTGAATATATTAGTTTACCTATCATAGCTCCCAAAATTTACGCGGATATTGTTGTGCTACTTTTAAAGCCTCCTGTGACATCTTTTGAATGACAGCCATTTGACTGGCTCTTTCAGCTTTGTTTTTTACTTTTCTTACCCATGCTTTTGTATTCCCGTAAATCATGTGCGCATAGAATCCATCTGTTTTACCTTCACTTCCTAATGTAGCTCCGCGACCTTGTGATTGATATAACGGCCCAATGGATGATGTAGCCCTTTTTAAATTCTTTACGTCCGATATAATTTTAATAGAACGACGTAAATTTCCAGGCATAATATTGTAAACTAAGCCTTCACCCTTAACATAATATTTATGTGGCTTTTTTGAAATAGGTACTTGATTTTTATAAGCCGCTAAAGCTATTGGCTCCGCTGATTTTGCTATTTCTTTTCTTTTACTAACAGTTACATTAGTCATTAAATTATCTAATTCAACCACTGCCTCCGCAAGATTGTAAATACTAAGCAATGCACCTTTTTTATTTACCCTTTTTTGGGTTTGGGCTTGAAGTCTTCTAAGATTGTCTAATCTTGCTTGTTTGATAAACATAATTAAACGGTTGCGTAGCTATCGAAATAAAATCCTGTAAAGTCAATAAATCGCTTATCGTGACTTACGGCTAAATTTTTTACTTGATATACTTTGTTGTTAAAAATTACTCTTGATTCTTCAGTGATACTTGAATTATACCGAATGGTAAATTCAATTACATTCTTAACAGTATTTTTACCCTCTATCACTGTTTCATTTGAACGTGATAATTTGCTATCTATATACGCCCAAATAGTAGCAGTATTTGTCCATGTTTCAGTTGTAAAGCCCGTTAATGTTTTTGTTCGTGTTACATTTTGAAGGATAATCCGATCCCTCATTTTACCAATAACTTCATTCTTATTATACCCAGTCATATTTGTGTCTGTTTAACATAACATCAGAAGCCGTTGGCATTTTATAAACACTATCAGTCCTATTCTCGTAAATGTTAGCTATCATTTTTAAAATAGCTATTCTAATATCAGTTGGGCAGCTTGTTGCACTTGTTCCAAATCCTGCCACATAAGTAATCGTAACATCATTCAATGAAAGATAAGTATCTGGAAAGTCCTGGTCAACTGCTTCTGCTATTATGCCTCTGTAGGTATCAACTTCGTATAAATTTTGTGGTAATGTTTGGCTATTTCCATTTTCATCTAGGTAGGTAATTGAGGTAACACTAATTACCGGATAAACCAATAATTTAATTACATTTTCGTAATCAGTAGCAACTTTATAAGAAGATGGAAATCTTTCTAATCTTTGTACTATCGTTTTATTTAAAGTGCTAATATTTTGTCTTGCCTCAACCGCTTCCCTAGCACCTTTAATAATAGTAGTGATTAAAGAGTCGTCCGATGAATCCTCAACTTTTAAATAATTTTTGACTTCGGCTAAAGTCCATAATTCATTTGTCTGGTCAACGGTTACTCTCCACGGTTTCATCTCTTAATAGCTTTTTTTGGTTTGGTGCTACTTGTATTTTCAATGATTGTTTTAACCTCTATTTCTTTTGGCTTATCATTTACTTCAATAGCTATTTCTAGCCTAATCAATTCCTTTGCAGTAATCTCGTTTAGTTCTGCCTCATCCCCTTGAAAATATCCAAGGGAATGAGGCGAACCTGAAGGAGATTTTATAAATCTCACTTTCATTTATTCGTTTTTAGCAACAAAATAAGCTGTATATCTAGTTGATTGAGTACCAACTCCAGTTAAAACTAATCTATATTTAGTACCACCAATATATGTATCTTCATTAGATTGCACTAAACCATTTACGTTTAATGTGTCCAATGTAGCTACGTTAGTATAATCAGTAGAACTTGCAGCTTGTAAAACTGTAGGCAAAATATAAGTAGTGCCTGACAAATTAGTAGCCACAATAGACCAATAACCTTTCCAAGGACTTAACAAGCTTACTGGAATAGTAATAGTGTCTATTTCAGTATTTGTGATTGTGTCACTTACTGAATAGCTATAAAATGTACTTGAAGCATCGTCATAATTTGCATCAAGTGTTTTACTTCGGTCGTTTTTAAAAGCCGTTAATCCAATAGCAGCAAAAACAAACAAACCAATTAATATTTTTTTCATTTTTTTAGTTTTTATATGCCAGTAATATCTGCATCTTTAATAGCCGCAAATGAAGCAGCGTGGCGTACAGCAGCATCCCACCATGAGTTAACTACAATGGTAACTAATGCGTTTTTGCTAGATGAATAAGGATCAACCACAACATCTAAGCCAGCCCACTGACCAATAAGCATTTCGGCAAAGTTTCCGAAAATTACTGAATGCAAATTGGTACCATTACCTTTAGTGAGGTTGTTTGGAACTTGTGTTGAAACATAAGCACGATAACCATTTAACAAATCAGTTCTAATGCCTTGCTGACCAACAGGAGGCGCACCATCTGACCAAACAAACTGGGCAGTACCTGAAGCTTTTTCGGTATTCTTTAAAAATCCTCTCACTCCAGGAGTAGTAAGATAAGCTAAAGTACCAAAATCAGCATTATCAGTGGCTAATTTTGTTTCTAAGTCAATAATGTGCTTGTAAGTTAACGGCCCACCATCGCTACCAATAGCAACTGAACCAATTCCAGTAGTATTTAAAATTCCATAAAATGGCTGCGTAGAATTATCTCCATTAATCAAAGCATAATCCAAAGCTCTGTTAATTGCTTCGCTCAAACGATTTCTTACAAAGTTTTCCACGTCAATAGACGATTGAACAAGTA